ATGAGCCTCGACGTTGCGGACCTGCTCGAATCCTGGACAATCCACCTACGCGCCCGGCGCCGGTCACCCCGAACCATCCGGGCATACACCACCGGGGTCCGGCTGTACGCCCGATGGTGCGCTGCAGCCGGCCGGCCGGTCACCCTGGACCGGGGCGCCGTCACCACCTGGACCGCGCACCTGCTCGACGCCGGCGCTGAAGGGGCAACCGCACGCTCCCGGCAACTCGCGGTCCGCCGGTTCTCCGCCTGGCTGACCGACCAGGGACAGATCGAGCGCGACGACCTGCTCGGCGTGATCCCGCCGAAGCTGGATATCAAGGTGGTCGAGTCCCTGACCAACGAGGAGTTGGCCGCGCTGATCGCCGCCTGCGCCGGCCGGACCTTCCGCGACCGGCGCGACACCGCGATCGTGCGGCTCATGGCGGAGACCGGGCTCCGCTCCGAAGAGCTGCTGTCGATGACGGTGGCGGACACGAACGTGCCCAGCGGGATCGCCACGGTCCGGCGCGGCAAGGGCGGGAAGGGCCGCACCGTGCCGTTCGGACCGCGCACTGCGGCGAGCATGGACACCTACCTGCGCGTGCGGCGGCCCCACCGGCTCGCTGGCGGCCCGGACCTGTGGTTGGGGGACCGGGGCAAGGGCTTCGGCTACTACGGGCTCAGGGACACGATCAGGTACCGCGGCCGGCTCGCCGGGATCGAGGCGATGCGGCCCCACCTACTCCGCCACACCGCGGCCGCCCGCTGGCTGGACGCCGGTGGTAGCGAGGGCGGATTGATGGCTGTCGCTGGTTGGTCGCGCAGAGATATGATCGATCGATACGTCCGGGCGACTTCGGAGCGACGAGCGGCTGAGGAGTCACGTCGGCTGGATCTAGGGGAAATCTGACCGAACGGCCGACCCCCAGACGCCGATCACCCCATATCGGCCTGCTACGCTCCCTCCAAGATAGTGCGGCACCGGGGGAAGTCTCCTCTCTGCCACGGTAGAGAGAATTCAGGCACCGACCTATCCCACCACCGAACGCGGGACTGCCCATGAACCAGCCCGAGTGATCGAGTGAGAGGGACGGGTATCAATGTTAACGTCAGGTGAGCGGACCCTGCGCGCCAGCCAGGCCGCCTACATGAAGCATGCGACACACGACCCTGCGTTCGCCGCCGAACGCGGCCAAGCTGGTCTACTGGAACGCTTCCGGCGCGAGGTTGTAGAGCACACCCCCGGGCTGCCAGAGGCCGAGATCGAGCGGCGGGTGGAGGCCCGGCGGCGCTCTCACATGGTCGGCCTGTCCCTGCTGGCCAGCCGCGCCCGGGCACGTAACCGTCAGGACCGGCAGCAGCAGGTCGAACAGTGAGCGCCGCCCGGGGTCAGCCGGGCGGCGGCGGTGAGCCTGGCGTGGGCTCGCCTCGTAGCGTACCGGGAACCGCTGACATCAGCCGAACGGGCCGTCGCCCTCGCCGGATCACCGTCCGGGCCGGCCGCCGCGCGCGGCGGGTCATCCTGTGGCCTGGTGAGGTGGCCGTCATCCACCCGGCCGACTGCTCATGCCCCGGCGGTGGCTGCCGTGGCTGACGTGAGCGAGGTCTTCCGCTGCGCCTACTGCGGCCAGCTCACACCGTTGCGGAACTCCACCATTTGGTGGAGCTGGGTGGAGGAGCTGGACGACGGGACCGACCTGTTCGCGCCGGCCGTCTACTGCTCCCGCTACTGCGGGGAGCAGCACACCCGCGGCTCTGTAGGGCGGGGCTGATGAGCAGCCGGTGGGAGGTGGAGAGGTCGGTACTCGACTCGGAGCTGCCCGCGGCGGCCCGGCTGGTGGCGCTGGCGCTGCTCACCTACACCGACAACGGCAAGGCGGTGGTCTCCCGCCAGCACGGTCCGTCGCTGAGCGCCCTGGCCCGCTGCACCGGGCTCGACCGGCGGACCGTACAGCGCCAGTTGAACCGGTTGGAGAGGGACGGCTGGGTCAAGCGGGAGAGGCCCGATCCGGGTCTGGCGCGGAGACGTGCAGCCAGGACCAGCTACACGCTATGTCCTGTTATAGGTAGGGGCACCATGCCCCCAGACCTAGGGGCACCACGCCCCCAGGGTAGGGGCACCATGCCCCCAGACCTAGGGGCACCACGCCCCCAGGGTAGGGGCACCATGCCCCCAGACCTAGGGGCACCAGTGCACAAAGGTAGGGGCACCATGCCCCCCAGCCCAGACAGCCAGAATAGCCAGCAGCAGCAGCCGCGCAGCGGTGCCTCAATCGTCAAGATCAAAACCGGGTGCACCGACGACGAAGCGCAAGCGGTGGTGGCGCTCATCGAGGCCGAGAAGAAGCCCTCCCGATCGCTGCTCGGGCTGGTCCACAAGATCGGCCAGGACGGGGAGCTACCCGACTGGCTCGCCCGGGTCCGCGCCAGCGGCCACCGGGCGGACATCGCCAACTGGCTGGACACGCTCGCCGGCAAGCCACCCTGCCCGCACGGGGTGGCCGGCGGCGACCAGCTACGACCCGACACCGGCAAGCCGCAGTGCGTGCTGTGTCGAAACAAGCTCTGGCCGGACGGTCGATGCGGACTGTGCGGCCGAGAGTCCCAGGACAGCGTGTGCTGGGACTGCACCTCGAAAGAGTTCGAGCAAGGAGGCACCGAATGACTCTCCCAACCATGGCCGGTGTGGGCCGGCTGATCGACGACCCGGAGCTGAGGTTCACGACATCCGCGGTGGCCATGTGCAAGCTCCGGCTTGCGTTCAACAGCCGACGTAAGAACGACGCCGGAGAGTGGGTCGACGGTGACGTGTTCTACGTCAACGCCACCGTTTGGAAGGATGAAGCCCAGAACATCGCCGAGTCGCTGAACAAGGGCGACTTGGTCACCGTAACCGGCCGGCTCAAGACCGAGACGTGGACCAACCGGGACGGGGAGAAGCGCAGCGCCGCCGCGCTGATGATCGACAGCATCGGCCCGAGCATGAAGTTCGCGACCGTCAAGGTGAACAGGATGGAGCGCAAGGCGGCCGACGACACCACCGAGTTCACTGGCTTGATCGACGGCCAGGACCCGGAACCACCGTTCTGACCCGCAAGCTTCCGCCGCACCGAGCGGCGGGGACAAGGAGAAGGCAGCGATCATGAGTGACACGATCACAACGTGCCGACGGTGCAAGCCACCGTGCGGGCGCCTGGAGCAGTGCGAGGTCTGCCTGGTAAGCCAACCGCACGATGTTGTGCACTGGAATGGCGCGTTCTACCAGTGCAGGAGCTGCGGGAAGCTGGAGCGTCAGCTTGCCCAGTCGGACCCGCGGGCGGGCGCAGATCCCATCTTTGGCGGCTACACCGCCAGCGCTCTCCGCCGCGCGCTCGCCGCGCACTGACCAACCGCTGGCCGGGGTGTCCCGTACTCACCCCGGCCGGCACCAACCTTATATAGAAAGAGGTAGAGACCATCATGAGTGGCGCAATCGAGGCACCGCCGGAGCTGGACCCCCAGCTCCCGCCACCCGACTCCGCGCGGGTCGCCCTGCTCCAAGGGCTCTCCTGGCCCGAAGGGCCGGCCGAACCCCCGCCAACCTTCGAGGAGTACGCCAGCCTGCCCACCATCCACGGCAGGCCGCTGAACGACCAGGAAAAGGCGCTGCTGAAGGCGTGCACCTACAACGACATGGCCGCCTCGCTGCAGCTCAACTACGAGGCAGTCCAGATCGTCAACGAGCGGCACGCCCTGTCACAGCAGATGGGCGCGCTGCTGCGCCGGTACGGGTTCTTCGGGCCGGGGGCACCGAGCACGATCGGGCAGGCCCGGGCGACCATGACGCCGCAGGATGCGGCGGAGCTGGATCGGCTCGCCGACGTGCTGTTCCCCGATGGCTACATGTGGCTGAAGTAACCAACGCCGGCCAGGGTGAGCATCCCGCTCACCCTGGCCGGCCCAACCCTACCGAGGTGAGCATGAGCAGGTCGTGGGCGAAGGGGTCCACCCCAGCGTGGCGGCGGGTCCGCGCCCGGGTACTCCTGGCCAACCAGCAGCAGCACGGCGGCCGCTGTCAGCTTCGGCTACGCGGCTGCGAGGGGCAGGCCACCCAGGTCCATCACGTCCGAGGCAGGGCGCTCACTGGCGACGACGTCAGGTTCCTGGTCGGGGCGTGCGCCTGGTGCAACCGGAAGACCGGCGACCCGGCCAAGTCCGATCCGCAACCGAGGCGCGTCTCTCGCTGGTGAGTTTCACGTGGAACGCGCGTTCGGAAAGTTCAGCGACCCTCGCCGATATCACCCGTTGTCAGTGGTTTTTCTCTCTCCGTAGTCGGGCGGCTCGGATGTCCCCAACTGGGTTGACCTGCGTGTCCCCAACTGAGGGCCGAGTTGGGGACACACCATTGGCACGAGTCAGGGACGCCCCTCGCGCACGCGACCGGCCCCCTACCGGCTCACCATCCCTGGACGGGCTCCAGCGGCGGCGGCATCGTCCGGGCGAGGTGGACGGCACCGGCCAAGCTGTAGGCCGCGTCGACCGGCCCCGCACCGCGGCGGACGAACACCCACCTGTCACCCCGCCAGCCTTTGGCGGCTGAGCCAACCTGGTCGGTCATGAGGTCGTCGTCCGGGTGCCGGAGCTCGGCGGACTCGACCAGCTCCGCCAGGCCCATGCAGCACGCGGCCACGTCCGACGTGATCTCGGTGACGGTGGTGCCGCGTGGTGCCCAGGAGCGGCGGCCCTTCGGCGCGTCGATGGCGGCGGCGAGCGAGGCGGCGGGTCCGCCGGGGAACCAGCCGACGACCCGGGGGCGGATTTGGGCGACCAGGGCGGGGAGTTCCCGGCGGAGTGCGGTGGTGCAGCCGGGGCCGGACCAGGCGCCCGCGTTCTCCACCCGCACGGTCCCGTCGAGCAGGGCGGCGGTGGTGGCGGTGGCGTGGGTCATGTCCAGGGACACGTCGATGCAGAGGGCGACCCGCTGCCGGTGCTGGGCGAGGTCGACCGGTTCGCCGGCGCCGCACCGTTCCCATGCTCCGGGGTCGACGGCCGCGTCCAATCGATGGATGCGCTGGCAGAGAGTTTCGGTCCGGAAGGCGCCCAACTCGTCCCCGCCGGCGGCTTTGGCCCGCTGGGCCTCGCCGAGCAGGTCGTCCGGGTGGATGCGGCGGCCGAGGTTCGGGTTGGCGGCGGCGAGCGCCTGGAGGTCGGTCGGGTCGGCCCCGTCCGGTGCCGACCATTCCTGCAGGCCGAGCCGGGGGTCTCCCTGCCCGGTCTCGATGTACTCCAGCGCCGGGGTCCGCAGGGCGTCGAGTACGACCGCCCCGTCGTCGCCCTGGTTCGAGATGCAGACGAGCTGGGCGTCGGGTACCGCGTTCATCGCGTTCTTGACGGCGCCGTAGCAGGAGAAGTCGACGTGTTCGCGGACCTCATCCAAGATCGCCTTGCAGACGGTCAGGGATCGGCCGGCGCGGCGGTTGGTGGCGGCGAACCGGTAGCACGCGCCGGCGGTGGTGGTGATGGATTCCTCGCCGATGGCCCGGCGGATGGCTCGGGGGCCGAGGTCGGCGGCCAGCAGCGGGTTGCCCAAGGCCTGGTCGCACAGCTCCAGCCACACCCGCTTGGCGTAGTTCCTGTCGGTGCTGGTGGCGAGGATCATCGGCGCCAGGTCGACGAACAGCCAGTAAAGGGTGAGGACCTTGGCCAGGGTGGTCTTCCCGTTCTGACGGGCGACCAGGATGAGCACCACCCTGAACCGGGGCCTCCCATCGGGCAGCAGCTCCCCCAGGTGGACGACGCTCCATGCCTCCCACGGGTCGAGCGGCTGGCCGAGCACGTCCGCGGCGAAGGTGACCACGTCGTAGCCGTAGCTGGTGGCCGGGGTGAGTTCGACCAGTGGTGGTGTCCAGAGCCGGGGAACCGTGTGGCCGATGGTCCGAGCGCCGGGCCCGGCGCTCGGGTCGAGGTGCGGGCCCTGTCTGATTCGCGCCCGGCTGCGCTGCCGCAGTTCCCCGATGGCGCTGGGGAGCTGGTGGACGGTCACCCGACACCTCCGGTTGAGCGCTCAACTGTTGAGGGTTCAAGTATGCTGGGCGCGTGGCGTGGTGGTCGAGGAAGCGGGTCGAGACGCGCTCGGTCTCCGTGTCCGACTACCCGGCGTTCGCGGGGCTGTTCTCGATCGGCATGAACGACGCCGGGGTGCCGGTGACCGAGCGGTCGTCTCTGGGCGCGAGCGCGGTGTGGCGGGCGGTGTCGCTGGTCGCCGGCACGATCGGCGGGCTCCCGATGCCAACGTTCCGGCAGCTCGACGACGGCACCCGGCAGACGGTGACCAGCTTCCTGGACGACCGGCCGGCCGGACCCGCCTACGACCTGACCCCGTTCGAGTGGAAGGAGACGATCGGCGCCCACCTGCTCCTGTGGGGGAACGCCTACCTGGTCCACCTGGTCAACGAGGGCGGGGGCCTGGTCGGGGCGGTGCCGTTCCACCCGGGCGGGGTGCTGGTCGACTGGGAGCGGATCGAGGGCCGGGCGACCGGGCGCAAGACGTTCCAGGTCTCAGACGTCGACGGTGGCACCCACGTGCTGACCGCGGACCAGGTGACGCACATTCCGGGGCTGTGCTTTGACGGGTTGCGCGGCTACTCGGTGCTGGACGTGGCGCGCAACTCGCTGGGCAAGACGATCGCGGCGGACAGGGCGGCGGCCCGGTCCTACGGCAACGGGGCGCTCATGGGCGGGCTGGTGACCCCCGATGACGACGCCACCCAGTTCGACGGCCAGGCCGTCAAGGATGAGCTGAACCGGGTGACCGCCGGTTGGGAGCATGCTGGCCAGTTGGCGGTGCTGAATCGCAAGCTGAAGGTGCAGCCGTGGACCATGTCCATGGTGGACGCGCAGTTTATCGAGTCGCGCCAATTTGAGGTGACCGAAATCGGCCGATGGTTTGGCGTCGCGCCGCATTTGCTCATGGACCCGGGTGCGGTGTCGACCTGGGGAACCGGTGTGGAGATCATGAACCGGGGCCTGGCCCGGTACACGCTGCGCAACTGGACCGGGCGCATGGAACCCCGGATCTCGCGGATGCTGTCCCGGCCCCGGTACGTCGAGTTCGACTACTCCGGGCTGGTGAAGCCGGCGGCGGAGGTGGACATCCCGCTGCAGATCAGCCTGGTTGACGCGGGGCTGATCACCGCGAACGAGGCCCGGCGGCGGCTGGGCCTGGACCAGGTTGACGGCGGTGACGTGCTGCGGCCCCGCCAGGGCGCCGTAGCGGCCCCGGAGCCGGTGGGGGTGCCCCGATGACCGTGCAGACCCGCTACGCCGTGCAGCTTCGTGCACGGCTCGACGGTGACACCCTGGTCGGCCACGCGGCCGTGTTCGGTCAGGTGGCCAGGGTGCCTGGCGGGTGGGAGGAGTTCGACCCGGCCGCGTTCGATGAGGTGCTGGACTCCTCCGGGTCCGACTCGGTGTCCCTGTGGAACCACGACATGTCGATGCTGCTGGGCCGCCGGTCGGCCGGCACGCTACGGGTGAAGGTCGACGGTGATGGGCTTCCTTTCGAGGTGGATCTACCGGATACGAGCTACGCGGCCGACCTTCGTGTCCTGGTCGCCCGTGGCGATGTGACCGGCGCCAGCATCGGGTTTCTGCCGGCGGCCGGGGGGACGGAGACGCGGCGCGCACCTGACGGTGGGGTGTTGACCCGGGTCACCAGGGTCGGGCTGCTGCGGGACCTGGGGCCGGTGACCCTGCCCGCCTACACGGGTACCGACGTGGCGCTGCGGCACTACGACTTCGGCCGGCCGAACCGCCGGTCGCAACTGATCCGGGCACGCGCCCGGGTGGCACTAGGGAGAGGCTGACATGGCCAAGACAGTGGAGGAGATCCTGGATGCCCTCCGTGCCATCGTCGAGGGCGCGGTGGACGCGGACGGCAAGGAGCGTGAACTCACCGACGAAGAGGCGGAGCGGTACGAGGCGCTGGAGGTGGAGAAGGCCACCGCGCAGCGCAACACCGACATCCGCAAGCGGAACGCCGCGTACGGCACGCTGGTCACCACCGTGGCACCGTCGGTCGGGGCGAAGCAGGATGACACGCTTGAACGGGCGTTCACCGAGTGGGTGAAGACCGGTCACGAGAACGTCGACGTTGTAGAGCTGCGGGCGCAGGGTGAGGGCACCGGGTCGGCCGGCGGCTACCTGGTCCCGACCACGCTGCTGCAGCGGCTGACCGACCGCATGAAGATGTTTGGCGGGCTGGAGCGGGTGGCCGAAGTCATGTCCACCAGCTCCGGTGAGAACGTGGCGTGGCCGTCGCTGGACGACACCACCAACGAGGGCGAGATCGTCAACGAGGGGGCGGCTCCCGCCTCCGGCGCGGATCTGGTGTTCGACAAGCGGGAGCTGGGGGCCTACCGGTTCTCCAGCGTGGGGACCGGCGGCAACCCGCTGCGGATCTCGGCGCAACTGCTGGCTGACTCCATTTTCGACGTGGAGGGTCTGGTGTTGGCGAAGCTGGGGCAGCGGATCGCCCGGCACGCCGCGCCGAAGTTCGTCACCGGCACCGGCGCCAACGAGCCGCAGGGCATCCTGAGCGGCTGCACGGTGGGCAACGGCCGGGCGATCGAGATCGCCGTGGACACCGCCGGGCTCACCTACGACGACCTGATCACCTTCATCCACAGCGTAGACCCGGCATACCGGGAGATGGGTAACTGTCGTTGGGCGTTCAACGACGCCACCCTGAAGCTGATCAAGCAGATGAAGGTGGACCCTGGCACCGACGACTCTCCGCTCTGGCGGCCGGCGGACGCCACCATGGGGACCCCGATGGCTGACGGGGTGCTGCTGGGCTACCCGGTCAGCATCGACCAGGCTTTCCCGGACATCGACGTGGACGCCAACGATGTCCTGTGGGGCGTGTTCGGGGACATCAGGGAGGGTCTGGTCATCCGCAACTCTGGCGGGGTGGTCGTGATCCGCGACCCGTTCACCCGGGCTAAGGAGTGGGAAGTGGAGTTCACCGCCCACGCCCGCAAGGACAGCATCCAGAACGACAAGGACGCCTACGTGGCGTTGACTGGCGAGGAGTGAGCCATGCCTATCCGTCACACCGTTGAGAATGAGGTCACGGTCACCACCCTGACCCCGATCACCAACGTTGGCGACGCCACGCCGGTGGAGTCGACCGACTTCGACGTCCGGACCTTCGAGCCGGGTACCCGGTTCCTGCTGATCCTCGACGCGTTCGAGACGGTGGAGACCAACACCGGCGGGACGTGGAAGGTGGAGGAGTCTCTGACCGACGGCGGCAGCTACACCACCGCCACCACCTCCGGCAGCCTCGCGGCGACCGGGGCGACGCCGGGCACGGTACGCCGTATCGTCTCGATGCTGCCCAACCCGGCTAAGCCGTTCGTGATGGTGACGTTCACTGGCACGTCCGCCGCGGCGGACGTGGACATCTCCGCGACCCTGGTCGCGCTTCCCCGCGGGCTGGTCTGAGGGGCGGCGGCCATGGCCTGGGCTCCCGACTACGCATCCCTGGTCGAGGCGCGCGCGTACGTTACGCGTAGCACCTCGACCGTGGATGACGTGGAGCTGGGCCTGGCTGTGACCGCCGCGTCCCGGGCGGTGGACCGGGCGACAAACCGTCAGTTCGGCCTGGTGGCCGCGGAGGAGCGCGCCTATCCGGTGCGGTGGGACCGTCGCGCCTGCCGGTATGTGGTGGACATTGACGACCTGATGACGACCACCGGGCTGGTGGTGGCCGGGGTGGCGTTCGATTCGACGGTGCACCGGTTGGTGCCGATCAACGCCGCGCAGCGCGGCAGGCCGTGGGAGCGACTGGTACTAGCCACACTGCCGGAGGTGTCGAGCGATGGCGAGGCCACCGTCGAGGCCCCGTGGGGCTGGTCGGCGATCCCGGCCCCGGCCAAGAATGCGACGCTGCTGCAAACCTCCCGGTTCGCCGCCCGGCGTAACTCGCCGTTCGGGATCGCCGGCAGCCCGGAGCAGGGTTCGGAGCTGCGGCTCCTGGCCCGGGTCGATCCCGACGTGGCTGTGATGCTGGCCCCGTTCGTACGCTGGTGGGCCGCCGCATGACCGTGAACGGGGACGTAGAGGCCCGGCTGATCCGGATCGAGACGAAGTTGGACCTGACCATCACCTCCGGCGACAAGCTGAGCAGCGACCATGAGAGCCGGCTCCGCGCGGTGGAGCGGAAGTTCTGGATAGCGATCGGGATGGCGCTGGCGTCGCTGTCGGCCAACGCCGGCCAGTTCGTGACCTACCTGGGCGGTGGGGCGTGATCCTCGCCGATGTCATGCAGGACGTGGCCGACCAGCTCGACACGATCGCCGAGCTACGAGCGTTCGCGTTCCCCCCGGACACGATCACCCCACCGGCGGCGATGGTGACGTGGCCTAAGGACCTGGAGTTCGACCAGACCTACCAGCGTGGCCGTGACCGGCTGACGCTGGGTGTGGTGGTGGTGGTAGGCCGACCGGCGGACCGGTCGGCGGTTGAGCGGCTGGGCGTCTACTGCGATGGGTCGGGACCCGCCTCGGTCAAGGAGGTGCTGGAGGCCGGCACCTACACCACCATGGACGTGGTGGTGGTGACCTCGATCGAGTTCGCCGACTTCACCATCGGCGGGACCGACTACCCGGGGGCACTGTTCACGTTGGACATCATCGGCAAGGGAGCATAGACCATGTCACTGACCACCCGGATCACCACGCGGATTGAGGCCACGCACACCATCCCGCTGGATCTGACCACCCCGACCAGTCTGCTCGACCACCTGACCCGGATCGACCTGGCGGACGGCACCGGCGCGGATCAGGCTAACCGGATCTGGCACGATACCCGCACCGTCAACGCCTCCAGCTCCGATGACATCGACCTGACCGCGGTACTGGCTGATGCGTTCGGCGCGACGCTCACGTTCGCCCGAATCAAGGTGCTGCTGATCCGGGCGGCTGCCGGCAACGGGGACGTGCTGAACGTGGGCGGCGACGCGGCGGCGCTGGTCGGCTGGGTGGCCGACGCCAGCGACATCGTGAAGGTGCGGCCGGGTGGGCTGCTGCTGCTGGCCGCCCCCGACGCCACCGCGTACGCCTCGACCGCCACCACCGCGGACATCCTGCAGATCGCCAACCCGGACGACGAGGCTGCCACGTATGACATCGTTTTGATCGGCGCGAGCGCGTAGGAGGGCACCATGGCTCTGGTTCACAGCAAGGAGACGGTCATTACCATCGACGGTGATGACATCTCCCAGTACTGCAATGCGTCGGACCTGGCCCGGTCCGCCGACGCGCACGACGTGACCACCTACGGCAAGGACTCGCGGGTGTTCTCCGCCGGGCTGAAGACCGGTACGGCGTCCGTCTCCGGGTTCTACGACTCGACCGCCTCGACCGGGCCGCGGGCGGTGCTGCAGCCGCTTGTCGGTGGGGCGGCTGTCACGCTGATTCGCAGGCCGGAGGGTACCGGCTCCGGGCTGCCGCAGGATTCGGTGGACGTGCTGGTGCAGACGTACACCGAGAGCGCGCCGGTCGCGGACTTCGTCACCTGGTCGGCGTCGCTGCAGTTGTCCGACGACATCACCACCACGGCGCAGTAGGAGGCAGGCGTGGACAAGTCGCTGCTGTTCAAGCCTCGGCTGCCCGAGGGCACCGTCCTGATACCCGGGGTGGGTGAGGTGCGGGTCCGTGGGCTGACCCGGGAAGAGGTGCTGACCTTCCGGGACCTGCCCACCGCGGAGCACGAGCGGAAGGTGTTGGCCGCCGCGTGCCTCGACCCGGAGCTGAGCGCCGCGGAGGTGCACCAATGGCAGCGTGCCTGTCCGGCTGGGGAGATCCGGCCGGTGGTGCGGGCGGTGCTCGACCTGTCGGGTCTGGGTGAGGAGTCGGCACGCGACGCCTACCGCACGTTTCGCGACGGACCCGGAGATGGGTTGGGATCACTTCCTGGCGGAGAAGCTGGGGATGACGGTGGCGCGGCTGCGGGCGGAGATGCCGGCGGCTGAGCACCTTCACTGGCAGATCTGGTACGCGCAGAAGGCGCAGCAGCGGCAGATCGAGGCCCAAGAGGCGGCGGCTAAGGGGAGGTGAGCGCGGTGGCGGCTAGGGTGGTGCGCGACCCGATCGCGATCGAGGGGCTGGCCAAGTTCAGCCGCAATCTCCGCAAGCTGGACTCGGAGCTGCCTAAGGCGCTGCGGGTCGCCATGAACCAGGGCGCCGGGCTGGTCGTCGACTTTGCACACCGGAACATGCCCAGCCGTAGCGGGCGCGCACGCCGGTCGGTCAAGGCCATCTCCACCCGCACGCAGGCGCGGGTCCGGGGCGGCGGCGCCCGCGCACCCTACTACCCGTGGTTGGACTTCGGTGGCAGCGTCGGCCGGGGCCGCACCGGCAGGGGCACCGGCAGCGTGCATCGCCCGTTCGTCAGGGATGGTCGATACATCTACGGCGGCTACTACAAGCTGAAGGGCTCCGGTGAGCTGCAGCGGGTGTTGACTGACGCGCTACTCGACGTGGTTCGGCAGGCCGGGATCGAGGTGGAGTAGGTGGCCGGGAAGAACGAGGTCACGCTCACCCTGGTCGGCGACCATGACCAGCTCACCCGGTCCATGTCTGAGGTCGGGTCGGCCGCCGACCGGATGCAGAAGACCGTAGGCGGGGCCTCCGAGCGGATGCAGGGCGAGGCCAAGGAGCTGGGGCAGTCGTTCGACCGGGCCGCTGAGGCCACTGACACACTGGACACTCGCAGCATGGGCGCCCGGGACGCGATGACCGGCATGCAGGATTCGATGGAGGGCGTGTCGGCGCTGGCCAATGGCGACCTGTTCGACGGCCTACTGCTGACCGGCGCCGGTGTCGGCGACCTGGCTTCGGCCGGGACCAACCTACTCGTCCCGGCGCTGAAGACGATGGCGATCCGGATGGGTGTCTTCCGGCTGGCGATGCTCGTCGGTACCGCGGCGGTCGGGGCGGGTGCGGTGGCTCTGTTCGCCTGGGGGCAGTCGGCGCGCCACACCTCCGACGACCTGTCAAAGGTCACCGAGGACCTGGACCGGTTCGTGCGGACCGGTTCGCAGACCGCGACGCTGGCGCGGCACTTCGGCACCGGCGAGGATGCGGTGGCAGCCTTTGGCGATAAGCTGGACGTGGCGACCGCCTCGTGGTTCGACTGGTCGGACCGGCTGAACCGCAGTTTTGACGAGATCAGCCGCGCCAAGTCCGCGTTTGAGGATCTTGACGGCGCCATGGCCCAACTGGTCGACGAGGGCGCAGACGCCGACGAGGTCATGGAACGGCTGGCCCATACCTACCAGTTGAACACCGACGAGGTTGACGAGCTACGCGGGGTGCTCCCGAAGTACACCGAGGCGGCGAAGCGGGCCGGGGAGCGGACCCGGGATCTGGCCGGAGACCAGGGCGACGCGGCGACCGCGACGCTGCGCCACGCCGACTCGATCAAGGCGGTAACCGACGCGCTGAAGGCGCAGACCGACCCGCTGTTCGCGTTCACCACCGCAGTCCAGTCCGCCGACGACGCCCGTACCGGGCTGAACGAGGCGGAGGAGGAGTTCGGCCGGAACAGCCCGGAGTACGAACAGGCCGCGCTCGACCTGGCGCAGGCCGAGCTAGACCTGTTGGGCGCCACCAGCGACGTGGCCGGCGAGATCGACCAGGACCTCCTTCCGACGCTGGAGCAGATGCGCGACGACGGTCACCTGTCGGCCGAGGCGTTCGACGCCATCGTCACCTCGGCGGGGCTGGCCAAGGATGCGGCCGAGGATCTGGACGGCACCAGGGCGCGGGTGTTCGTCGACACGGTGCACCGGACCATGTTCGAGCGGGCTCCGGTCGGTGGCAGCCGGCAGGCGTTCCACACCGGTGGCACCGTTCCTGGAGCTCCGGGAACGGAGATGCTGGCGTTGGTCCAGGCCGGGGAGCGGATCGCCCCGGTCCGCGCCGGTGGTGATGGGGCGGCGCTGGTGGTCACGGTTCAGGCCGGCCGCGGACCAGGCCCGGACGCGGCGGTGGCGGAGCTGGTGTTGCACCTGATCCGCACCGGCGCCCTACAACTGCACACCTCCACCACCGGTCAGGTGGTGGCCGCGTGAAACAGGACGTGGCGGTGGAGGTGGAACACCTGGACGGGACCGGGGTGTTCGACTACGCGCCCAGCGTCCTGGGCCGGTCCGACATCACCATCACCCGCGGCCGTCAGAACGAGTCCGGGCAGCCGGCGCCGGCGCGCGCCCGCTGGTCGTTCGCCGGGCACCGGTTCAACCCGGAGAACCCTGCGAGCGACCTGTTCGGGAAGATCGGCCGGAACACGCCGGTGCGGATCACCCTGAACGGCGACGATGACCGGTTCACCGGCGACATCATCTCCTGGACACCTTGGCAGTCGTTGGGCGGGCCGAACGTGCCCCCGGATGAGTGGGTGGAGGTGGAGGCGGCCGGGATCACCCACCGGCTCAGCCAGGGACAGGACCCGCTGCAGTCGACGCTTCGGCGGGTCATCCCCGGCTCGTCCAACGTGGTGGCGTACTGGCCGCTGGACGCCGGCAAGCTGTCCACGGTGGGGCTGCCCGAGGTTGGCACCACCCAGTTCGGCCCGCTGCTGGGCACCACCCGGTTCGGCGCTGGCGACCTGGTGCCGTGGCTGGAGCCGGGCATAGCGTTCGAGGAGAACTGCACCATGCGCGGGGATGTGCGGATGGGCACCGCCCCGCCGATCGTCACCGTCAGGGTGGTGCTGCGCCGTGACGGCACCGGCGGCCCGACCGTGCTGCACACGGTGGGGAACACCGACGACGGTGGGAACGATCTGATCCTGACGTTCACCCCACCGGACACGGTAGAGCTGCAGCTCAACCACGACGGGTCGTTCGTCGACCTGGCCAGTGTCACCAACGCGGTCCTGTTCGACGGGAAGGTGCACCACGTGCAGTTGGGCGCCGGACCGTCCGACCCGTCCGCGGCGGTGCTCATAGACGGGGTGTTCGTGGTCTCCGTCGACGGGTCCGGCAGCCCGTTGACCGGCATAAGCCAGGTCCGGCTGTCGTACAACCCGGGCACCGGCGGGCACCCGATGGCCGCCGGGCACCTGGCGGTGTGGGGCGACGACAGCCTCACCGCCGCGCAGCTGGTGGCCTACCGGGGCTACGGCGGCGAACACGCCGGCGACCGGATCGAGCGGCTGTGCGATGAGGAGTCGGTACCACTCGGGTCGATCGGCGACCGGGAAGACACCGTGCCGATGGGGCCGCAGTACCCTGACGGGCTGCTGGCGCTGCTGCGGGAGTGCGCGGACACCGACCACGGTTGGCTACTCGACCGCAAGGACAACCCGGGGGTGCTGCTGCGCACCCACCGGTCCGCCTACAACGTCGACCCGACCCTCACGCTCGACTACGACGACGGCGAGGTGGCGCCACCGCTGGTGCCGGTGATCGACGACCACGCCGTCCGCAACGACATCACCGCGTCCAACCGCGACGGGGACACCGCCAACGCGGTGGACACCAGCGGCCCGCTGGGGGTCACCGCCATCGGCCGGTACCGCGACCAGCCTCGGGGCCTGTCCCCGCTGGGGCAGGGTGGGGCCGCCGCGGTGGCCGGATGGCGGCTGCACCTCGGCACCCACGGCGGAACCCGCTTCCCCCGGGTCACCGTCGACCTGGACGCGAACCCGGACCTGGCCGCGACCGTGCGGCTGGTCGAGGTCGGCTCCCGGCTAGACCTCGAGCACCTGCCCGCGACGCTCACCCCCGACCTGGCCCGGCTGCTGGTCCAAGGGTGGTCCGAGCGGATCGGCACCCACCGGCGGCTGATCACCTTCAACTGCACCCCGTACGCGGTGCTGGACATCGCAGAGGTGGAACACGAAACGCTTCAGTTCGTCGGCTCCGCCTCGGCAACCCTGAACCTGGACCGGACCGACACGGTCACCACCATGCAGATCATCGCCAACGGGTACCCATGGATCTACGAGGCCGACTTTGACATCCTGGTCGGCGGGGAGCGGATGACGGTCACCGCGGTGGCCGCCGGCACCGGCACGTTCCCGAACCGCGTTCAGAACCTCACCGTCACCCGGTCGGTCAACGGGATCGTCAAGTCGCACCTGGCCGGCACCCCGGTTGGGTTCTTCCACCGGGCGTACATCGGGCTGTAGGAGGTTGCCATGAGCAGTGCGGGACAGCAGCTGGTCGCCGGGCGGATCCCGGGTGAGGAGATCGCGCAGACCGAGGCGACGGCCGACAGCTCCAACTTCACCACCACCGAGACGACGGTCATCAGCGTGACGGCGCCGGTGGTGGCCGGCCGGACCTACAAGATCGTGTTTTCGGGGCACGGGAGCTCGAGCGTCGGGACCGACGTGGTGATATTCCGGCTGCGGGACACCAACTCTGTAGGTGTCGAGCGGCAGTCGGACATTGTCGAGGTGAACGGGTCGACCACCCTTGGCAAGTCGAGCTACATGGAGCGGTCGCTGCCGGTGACGGTCACCGAGAATCGGACCTGGGTGGTGGCCGGGGTGCGGGGGGTCGGCGGTTCGGGCAACTGCCGGCTGGAGGCGGCGACCAGCCGCCCCGCGTACCTGAGGGTGATCTACGAGAGCGGCTGACACTTCCGATCGCGCGATCGGAGGTGTCAGATTGGACAAGGGGAATCTGACACCTGCGTGGTGAGAGCGGCTGAGCGGTGGACCCGGGGGCGGCGGGCGCGCACAATGGCGGCATGCTAAACCACGTCCCCGCCACCTACCGCCCCACCGACGACCCGACCGAGGCGAGGCCTCTCCACCCGGCGGCGACCGTCGCCGCGCTCGTCATCATCGTCGCCGCGCTGGTGCTGGCCGTGCTGCTCGGCGTCCAGTCCTACCAGCCCGAGGAGGTCGACTCAGACCAGCTCCGCCGGGACCTGGTAGAGCTGTCCGACCATTAGATCAGGCCAGGATAGCGATCCTGTAGCCGGTCAGGTCAGGCCCCGCTGCCACCAGCGCATATACCACCCCCGTAGGCCGGTACAGCGTCCGATATTGCGGGACTACCTGGATTGACCATGAGGTCCCGGCACGAGGTCGGGAGCACTCGGTACATCTCGCACTCACCATCGTCAAGGGCTGAGCGGTTGGTTCGGTTGGCCGCGGGTACGGAGTACGCGCGGCCAATCGGCCAGTTACCTGGACTTTCCGCAGGTGGGACGTTGACGCCACAAGCGCGGCGTCCGGCACACTGAGGTGACCCCGGTCTCCACCAGCGGGGTCGGGAACGCCGCAGCGGCGGCGGGTGTTGACGATAGTGCCAGCGAAAGGCAGCCGGTGACGACCCGAAGAGGAGCGCGATGACCACGACCCTCACGCCGCCGCCGGCGACGGTGGCTCCCCCCAGCGCCGACGACCGGTGCGACCGCTGCAACGCGGCGGGCAAACTGCGCCTCACCATCACCGGCAACCGTGAGCTGGTCTTCTGCGGTCACCACGCCAACCGGTACGCGGACCGCCTTGCGAAGATCACCGTACGGTATGTGACCGACCCGGACTTCACCTGGCGAGGCGCCGAGCTGCTGTCCTGACCCCCGCCACCTCGGCGTTGTCATTGGGCGGTCCCACAGCTTGCCCGCTAGCGGTCGGTCCCACAGCTTGCCCGCTAGCGGTCACAGCGACCGGATCGCGGCGATCCGGTCGGCAAGTTGGGCGATCGTGGCCTGGGCGCTGGGCGGCCCGCCACACCGCTGGCGTAGCTCGGCATGGATCTTCCCGTGCGGGAGGCCGGTCCGGTGGTGGTGCGCCGCGACCAGCGCGTGGAGCTGACGCCGCAGCGCCGCCCGATGTTGGCCGGCGGTGGCCGGCTCGGGCACCGCGACCGACCCTGGGGACCAGGCCGGCGCCGGCTGGCCGATCCCCCGGCCGGCGGTGCTTCCCGGCTGCTCGGCCTGCCGCTGCCGCAGCAGCAGTGCCACCTGGTCCGGCGTGAGCAGCCCGGGCAGCCCCAGGTAGTCCTCCTCCTCCGGCGAGCCGGCCACCACCGGGATACCGAACGAGGCACCGTCGAAGATCACCTGGTCCAGCTCGGCGGTGGCCGAGAGCGCCTCGAACCGGCGTGCCAGCCCCTCGCTGGCCGGCTCGACCTGCTGCGCCCGCGCCAGGCCCTGGTCGTCAAAGCCGTCCGGCTCGTCCGGCCGGCCCAGCACGTGGTCCCGCTCGGCCTCCAACTCGGCGGCGAGCGCTAGCAGCTGCGGCACGCTCGGGAGGAAGATCGAGCAGGTCTCCCCTGGTTGCCGGGCCCGCACGAACCGGCCCACCGCCTGCGCAAAATAGAGCGGAGTTGATGCGCTGGTGGCGTAGACCCCGACCGCCAGGCGCGGGATGTCCACCCCCTCGGAGACCATCCGCACCGCCACCAGCCACCGCCGGGCCGAGTCCGCGAACGCGGCGATCTTGGCCGAGGCGGTCGCGTCGTCGGAGACCACCACCACCGGGGGCTCGCCGGTGATCCGCGCCAGCAGCCGCCCGTACGCCCGGGCGGCCGCCTGGTCGCTGGCGATCACTAACCCGCCGGCGTCGTCCATGCCCCCCCGGCGCAGCACCGCCAGCCGGGCGTCGGCGGCCCGCAGCACCTGCGGTATCCACTCGCCCGCCGGGTCCAATGCGGTCCGCCAGGCACCGGCGACCGCGTCCCGGGTCATCGGCTCGCCGAGCCGGGCCGCCAACACCTCGCCAGCGCTGGTTCGCCACCGGGTCTCCCCGGAGTACGCCAGGAAGATCACCGGCCGGACCACCCCGTCGGCCAGCGCCTCCGCGTACCCGTACCAGGAGTCGGCCCGGGAGCGCAGCACCCCGCCGGCCTCCGGCTGGTAGCTGACGAACGGGATCGGGTGCTGGTCGGACCGGAACGGGGTCCCGGTGAGCAGCAACCGCCGGGTGGCCGGGGTGAACGCGGCGGCCACCCCGTCCCCCCAGGTGCGGGAGTCGCCGGCGTGGTGGATCTCGTCCAGCACCACCAGGGTGCGCCGGGTGAGGGTGCGCCGGCGGTGCACCTGCGGCGCGGCTCCCACCTGGGCGTAGCTGACCACTGCCCCGTGAAAGTCGGTCGAAGAGTGGATGTCTGCGTTGCGGAAGCCGGGGTCGAGCTGGATCCTGACCCGGGCCGCCGCGGCCGCCCACTGGCACTTGAGGTGCTCGGTCGGAGCTACCACCGTGACCGCCTCGACCGTCCGGTCGGCCAGCAGCTCGGCCGCCACCCGCAGCGCGAAGGTGGTCTTCCCGGCGCCCGGCGTGGCGACTGCGGTGAAGTCGTCAGCGCCGCGGCGAAGATACTCCACCAGCGCCCGGCGCTGCCACGCGCGCAACCGGCCCGCCGGCTCCGGCCCGGTCCGCCGGGGCGGACCGGGCAACCGGTGCGGTTCGACCACCCCCGGTCCGGCCTCAGTCAT